TTGGCAAAGACAAGTGCCGTATTGCCCACTTTGAATACAAAGATTTGAATGAGGCTTTCCTTGCTAAAGGGAAAGACGTGGTTCTTGAGATCATCGAAAAGGCAGAACCCTATCCAGTAGCGGGCTTATCATCCGCCAGCAAGTTTGCAGATCGTTTAAACGACTTGTGGGGTAAGGGTACAGGCAAAGGTCTATCAACTGGCTATTCAAATGTCGATGAAATTTATACCATAGCACAGGGTCAGCTTACCATTGTTACTGGGTATCCGTCCTGTGGAAAATCGAACTTTGTGGATCAGCTTATGATCAACTTAGCCAAAGCCCATGATTGGAAGTTTGGTCTGTGTTCGTTTGAGAACCAACCTGAGATCCATATCTCCCGCCTAATGGAGATTTATAAAGAGAAACGATTCTTTGACGGCAGTAATCGAATGACTGACGCTGACAAAGACGATGCGTTTAAATTCGTTGAAGAGCATTTCCTGTTCCTCGATTCCGAGGGATCTGAACCCGCAACAATCGATTCGATCCTAGAGCGGTCAAAGATAGCGGTAGTCAGAATGGGCATACGTGGCTTAGTGATTGACCCGTACAACTACATTGAAAACAAGGGCGGTCAAGCGGAGCATGAATTCATCTCAGGTATGTTGACACGCATACAGGCATTCGCTAAGGCTTATGGGGTGCATATTTGGTTTGTTGCCCATCCAAGCAAGATCACTCGATCAGGCATGGATCTACCAAGACCTGATGGTATGGCGATTAGCGGATCGATGGCATGGTGGGCTAAGGCTGACTGCGGTATCACAATCCATCGTACAAAGGATCATGGGGTTGAGTTAGCCGTTTGGAAGTGTCGCTATCGTTGGATAGGAACTCAGGGGGAAACTACTTTGGGATACAACAAGGTCACAGGCACATACTTTGAACAGGATGCGTTCTAACCTGCAACTCCATATTGTTTAAACGGCTTGGTAATTTATCGTTACGGGTGACACGAGTGACACGTCACACTGGGCACGAGTAAACAGATCGTTTAAACGGCTTGCATTTCCTGAAGCCAAAAAAAATCCCCCCGATGACCGAAGCCAAAGGGGGGAGGATCTATCATCATTTCATGGTCAATCTTTCGATATGACCCCACGCTCTTGCAACGTAGCTCTCAACGTCTTCATCGGGGCAATCGTATCGAATGTCAATCAAAGCATCAAACGCATGATTAAGGTTACGCAAAGCATCTCGCTCATTGATCTTGTTTATAGCTAACAAGTGTTCAATTGTTTGTATATCTAATGCAACTCTGTTAAGTCTGAATCTAGATTGAATGTCCAAAATTATTCCCCTAAGTTTCGTTTAGCCATAGCATTTACTTCTCTTATGTAGACTTCTTTGACCAAAGCTAAGGTCAAAGCATCATCACCCTTTGCAATGGATTGCATGACCCGACTTGCGTACTCACACATGGTGTCACCAAAATCATGCTCGGAATTATCAACACCATCCTTGGCAATACTCTTTTCAATGTCGCAATACTCTTCATACAGACGTTCCTCGAAGTCTTCATCATCCATTGAATCCTCTGCACAACTCTGTAACCAACGATCAGGATTGACCATCTTTTCTCTCCTTAATTTCACGTTTAATGATGTCTTGAAATAACTTCCAACGTGTTGACTTTTTATAGATCACACGTTGAGCCTCACGATCTCCAACTTTTACTACTGGTGTAGCGGGGATTGTACGCATCGTTTAAACCGCACCACGAATCAGGTTGGCAACGAATACAACCAAAACAAAATACAACGAAACATCCCAAAGGCGATTGATAAAGTTTTTCATTCTTTCTCCCAGTAAGCAATTGGCACACACCTTGCGATCTTGATTGCAGTCATCGGGCATGGCGCACTAAATTGAATTTTGTATTTGACCCCATCTTCATCACCACGAATAACGTGCAACACCTTTTCTTTGGCATCGTTTTGCTCGATGCATTCTGCTGAAAGATTATTCATCGTCATCCTCTTCATCGTTGTGTTTGTCTTCCCAGTAATCGATAAACTCTTCTACTGCTTTACTGGTATACACAGGCACATAGTTACTAACATCGTTTACTGTGCCATCGTCCCAAGTTAACTCCAACTTCCATGATTTAATTTTTGACATGATCACCTTTCGTTTTTGAATACTGGATCAAAAGATGGATGAACCTCATCCTCTTCATCATCCTCGCCCTCAAGATCTGCTAAGTACTCAGGTCTTGCCTCAAAAAAAAATGTAACGATGCAATTGCCATTGGCATCCCAATCCATTTTCCAATCGGCATGACCGAATTCATTATCAGAAAATTCGTCCAACAAATCTGTATTACAAAACATAGTAAGCCTCCTTGTTTAAACAGATATGAACAACAGGTACAACGATTGAGAAACAGTCAGACCTTGCACGTTGTGCAAAGTCCAAAACGCATAACGAAAACCGAATGAGCGGATTAAACGTTGAACTTCAAATGGATGTGATTGATACAAGATAGCCTCCTAGTGAATGGTTTCATTGCTTGGATCGTTATCGTCATAGACTTGATAGACGATCCTGTTTACATAACTGAGAACTGACTGAGGGGAAAGACCGCCCATGCAACCCGCATTGGCAAGCAACAAGGCAAGGACAGACACAACCACGTCAACATCCTTGCCGTTGATTTGATTACCCATCAAAGCCATCAGGTTTTCGAACTGAGAACTGTCATCTTCCATACTCCCCCCCTCGGGGGGTACACCCCCCCGCATTAACGTAACTCCTTAAGCAGTTTGTTGAATGTTGCATCTGCTAGATCGCTGACATTCTCTACATTCTGAGCGATCTTGAAACATTGTTCAACGTCAGTCTTACCTATACCGATTGCTATTATTTTAATCCCTAGCTTGTCGGCAATACCTTGCAAGTGAACCATATGCGACTTCTGATACGAATCCGCATCGGTCAAGAAGAACAGGATCTTGCGTTGCTCATCACGCTTGCTCAGGTCTTCCAAGGTCATAGAGATGGCAGAGTAATCGGGTGTTGAATTACCCGCCCACTCTCTGATCGAACCAAGCTTGGCTGATGCCTTGGTCAATGCCTCGCCCCATGTTTTAAAGGGTATGAATTCTGTGTACTCGATAATCGCATCGATCACACCAGTACTCGCACCAGTAACACCCTGACGTAAGCCACCCTGACCGCCTTGAAAACCAACCACATTGAATGATGCGTTTGCCTTGTCAAGCATTTTGCTTAACTGGATCGCAACCGATTGAGCGGTGTGGATTCTGCGCCCATTACTCATCGATCCTGAGCAGTCAATTAAGATGGTGACCGCAGAGGCTTGCGCCTCAACGTGATGACGTTTAGAGAAGATCGCAGTACCGCCTGTTGCATAGCGTGTAAACGCTTTGCGATCTAACCGCCCTGTCTCCTCATGAGTGTTCCACCCCACAAGGTCAAGGCTACGCAAGATGCGTTGGATCGTAGCCTTGGTTGCGCCTAAGCCACTAGGCTCGGAGTTGAACTCGACAGAGTAATTCATTTGTGCAACTGATTTAACAATATTCATAACGCTCCTTAAAGCCACTCAAATGTGGCTAGTGTTGGTTTAGCGGAACTGGGACGATGATCTAAACGCTTGGTCAGATTAGTTTTCTGATCGTTGAGTTCACCCTCAATAAACTCATTAGGCTCGACATTACGTCCACCCGCAAAGTCCTTACCGCCCCCATTCTTTTTGCCCTCTTCAGCGGGTTTGTTTTCATCGGTAGGCTGACCCTTATCGGATGGCTGATCGCCTCCCTCAGAGCCTTTCTCGTCACCCTGACCGCCCTTGTCACCGCCCTGATCGTCACCCTCTTGATCACCATCGGTAGGCTTGTCGGTAGGTTGATCGGTAGGCTTGTCACCCTTGATAGGAAAACCACCGCCCTCCTCGCCCTCCTCCTCGCCCTCGCCCTCTTCTTCACCCTCCTCCTCACCCTCACCAGTAGGAGGCTCAGGCTCGAAATCTTGAAGACGTTTGAACAATTCGATTGCGATCTCTGCGATGCGATGGGTGCTTGGTGCTAACTGCGCCTCAGACAAAGCCCAATGCAAATCAGCAGACCAAGGCGCATCATCAACAATGCTTGGCACGTCAACGTGATACCCGTTTAAACGTCTTCCCTCAACAGCTAAAACAAAGGGCACGTTCTTAATATCGTCTGCATCAACGTAACCATTCTTTTTGAGGATCGAGTTAAGCAACTCCTCGAACAAGGCTTTGCTATTCGGGGCATAGCCTGATTCGATTACCTTGCGCTCGATGCGGGGATCTTCAAGCCCATTGATCAAGTTACCTACGAATTGACCATGCTCATTGCGGGCTTTATCCCAAGGCTCATTTGCGGTAAACCATGCATGACCTAGTTCATGGATTGCGTACCCGATCAGGTTGTTAAAGGTGGAGCGTTTCATCTCCGCACCCTCATCGATGGCAGGAAAAACGATCTTGGCATCCACGCCAATGCTACTGCGTTTAAACATGATGCCCGCAGTAGATCCAGTCCACAAGACTTGCAGTCTAGAGAATGCATTGCCTGTCGAGTTGAACACCCGCTCGACAGTTGATTCGACACCACGTTTAGCGTTGATTGCTAACATAAAACCTCCTTACTTAGTTAAGAATGATTTGAGATTGTTGACATCGATGGTGGCAGAGAAAACACCACGCAACTCAGCCTCGCAATCAGCGGGGAACTTATTAACGATTGCATTCTCAAAGGCGATGCCGACTGGCACACCCTTGGTGATCGCACGTGCCCAAGCAAACAGTTGACGTAGGCTTGGTGGTTGAGTCAGCACACCTGCTTTAGCTTTCTCACGTGCAACCGTAGCAAACTTGATCAGCACCTCAGAGGCATCGACTGGTAAGCCAGTACGCTTAGACACAAGCGAGACCTCATCAGCAAATGGCAGGTACTCAAAGCGCAACGTGTAACCAAAGCGATCAATGAATGCGGTGTTCTGATCACGCACACCTGCGAAGTTGCCTGACTGGTCACCGAAACCGTTACTGTTATCGGCACAGAAAAACGCAACGTGCGATGCGACTGCGATGCGTTCGCCTGTCTCAGCGATAACGATAGAGCGGTGTGGGCTACGCTCACAGAGCGAGTGCAGTACTGCGATTGACTGCGCTCTTGCAAAGCCAACCTCATCGAGGATGATCAGCGCACCTGTGTGTTGGATCGCTTGAGTGATGACACCCGCTTTCCACACCACGTTGCCGTCCTTGATGGTGTTGCCACCGATAAACTCGGCACGCTCCATCGCCTCATCGAAGTTGACTCGGAAGAGTCTACGTCCGAGGCGGGATGCAACCTGAGTCACGAACTCGGTCTTACCAGTACCACGCTCACCCGCAAGCCACACGTTATCAGGCAGGGGATCGTCAAGCGCAACCAAAGCTTGATGCAGGTGCTTAGGATCAAACACGTAGTCATCGACACGTGCGGGAGCGGATGGATCGTTCCACAACTCGATGTCCATGTTGCCAAAGTGAATGGTCTCGCCACCGTACTCATAGCTGAGTGCGCCATCGAACACGTCCTTGACCTTGGCACGCTTGACACTCGGTACTGACTGCGCCACCTGAGCGATCACCTCCTTTGGGGTAGCCTTTTTGAATGAGGCAAAAAGCTTAGATACCTCAGCACGAATGGTGTCTTCAATGACCTTGGGGTCAGGCTTTTCAACCGCATCGATCTTGACGTTTAAACGGTCTGTCAATGTCTTGAAGTCCTTTTCAAGCTTGACCGCCTGTTGGAATGCGGAGTCAAGGGATAGGTTGGCAGATGAGCGCAGGGTCTCAACCTGTGCCAAGGCTTTGTCTACCTTGGCTTGGGCATCGTTGACCGACTTGCGGATGTCATCGGGCACACCTTGTAAAACAGATGATGGCTTGGTGTTGCGCACCTCATCAACGGTGACGTAACCCGCTTGGATCAGGTCAACAACCCATCTGTCATCAACAATTGGGTCACCAGTAAAGGTGCAGTTGGGCGCAAGCTTTGCGCCATGTTGGTCAAGCACCGCCTGTACCACAGTACGTGGGAGCAGAGAGATTGTTTTTGGAATGTTCAAGGTAAGCCTCCTAGAAAAAGTTAATTAGATAAAACGAATTGAGTACCGCATTGGCACGTAGGTAAACCCTTGTCAGCCCAACCCTTACTTACACGAATCGTGTACTGGGATTTGATCGAGCCGTCAGGTGCATGGATAACGCACGTACCGCATACCGCCTTGAGCATACGTGTGCCTTGCACCTTGTAACTACTAGCCACGTTTAGCTTGGCATGAGGGTAGATCCCAAGTGATTCAAGGATCGGGGCAAAGTTACTGCGGAACTGAGCACCTACCTTGGTTTGAGTCAGACTGCCCTCTAGCCACACCTTGCGGGCGCAATGTTTAAACTCGGTGCCATGCGAAGAGCCAGTAACTGCGTGGCTTAGTTCGTGTACCAGTACACCCAAGACCTCAACAGAATCATCGAGGACAGGGGAGATGAAGATCTGATGAGTCGCATCTTCCGAGGCATCAGGTGAAAAATGCTCACCGACATTGCGGTACAGACTACGTGCCCGCTTGGATGGGAAACCGCAAGAGACCCTGACGTGATCAGGGATAGGGAAACCATTAGCGTGGAAAATGCCACGCACCGAAGTTACTGCATTGTTGAGCCATTGCTCACGTAAAGCTTGGGTCATAGAACCTCCTTGTGTTTTTGTTTGCGAGAATACTTGCGGGCAGTATGACTACCCGCTCCACTACGTTTTGCGTACTTAGCTACGAAATTGCGAGGCATATGCCCTCCTAGAAAATTAGATGCAAGGCGCATCCCTATGCCCATCAGGGCATGAGGATAGGTCTTACTCGCCCATCAGGATGATTTTTAATTCCTTGATGGATTTGCCAGTAATGGCAGAGAGTTGAGAGAGAAGTAAATTGGGGTGACTATCGTAATAGTCATTAATTTGCTCATTAGTCCAAAACATATAAGCCTCCGATTAGAGTGAGAAAAAGAAGTTAGCGGGAATAGCTCCCACCTTAGTTTCTAAAGCCTGAGCAACATAAGCATCAGGCACTTGTAATTTTTGAATCAAGCTTGCCTGACCACCATTCCAAGTGCGGACAATGGTGTGGAGTTCACGAATAATTACTGGGGATTGATTTTGCATAAAGCCTCCTGATTAGAGTGAGAAAAAGAAGTTAGCGGGAATAGCACCAACCTTGGTGGTGGTGATGCGGTCAAGGCGATCCTCAATCCAACCAACAAAACGATGGTCAATTGAGAGATCAGTAAGGTCAGAAACAAAAGCGATTTTGTCGGTCACTCTTGCGTATTCAAGAGCATTGTCAAGGGTTACATATTGCTTAACGTATTCACCATATGTCATAAAGCCTCCTAAGTAGATGCGAGATTGCATCCTCTTGGACTCAGGTCAGACCCCTTTAGGTAGGTGGGTGTCTAGTGCAAGTCCAATGAGATGGAATATCTAAAACCCTCATTCCTGAGACTCGGATTCCTGTTAAGAGTACCGAGCCATTCGCCACCTAGACTGCACACCATCTAGTACATATGGGCTAAGAAATATCTTTGGGTAATTGGGTGGATTAGCCACCGCACTTCCTATCAACAAACAACATCACAGTATACACACAAACAAAAACAACGTGTAAACACTTTGTAGATAAAGACTGACTAATCTGTGGGGTTATTGACACAATTTCACCGCTATATATAGGGAAGAATTCAGCCTGTTTTAAGGTCATTTAGATGACCGCCCTGTGAGGCTTATAGAATAAGGGTGAGGCTCGCCATGCCATTTTCACGTGTGTACTAATGCACTTGCCTCATGTTGACACTAAACGTCTCTAAGAGCGTTTAAATCGGTTTGAGCGGTATGTATGGGCATACAGTAGTTGCCTAATATTTAAGCATTCGGGGGATCAAGAGTCGAAGACGATCAGGCAAATCTATGGTAGGAAGTAGAGGCTCATGCGGTGAGCTAGTCAGATACCTAGTCAGGTCAGATAGTGAACAAATCAGAAACAGGATTGACAACGTGGAGCGACAGGCTCATGATGTGAGCTAGTAGTGAATCGTTTAAACAGATAGGGGAATGCAATGGGCAAAGCAGAATTGCTAGTGGAAGTGATTAAAGAGAATGTAAACACGCAACCTGAGAATGGTGTAGACATTCCAAAGCGGGGGAAAGATAGCGAAGCGAGGCGGTCATATATAGAATCAGTAGAGGTAAAGACTAAGAGTAATGGACTGCCATATGGACTACACACCGAAGAGACTGATGAACCATCAGGTAGAGACAAGAGACTCACGAAGAGGCAACTCAACTTTGCAAGCAATGTCATAGATGGCATGACACCGATAACGGCTTACATGGGAGCATTCAAGTGCGATCACCTTACAAGCGCAACGATTCAGCAGAGAGTGAACGACTTACTCGCAGATGCGAATATCACTTTACTACTACAACCTCTCACTCAAGCCAAGAAAGAGATGATCATTAACGATGATCGCATGGCACGCAGATACGTAATGAACGAATGGTTCAAGCATAGCGAGGACATCGCAGTCCCAATCAACGTACGTTTGCGGGCGCTAGAACTAATGGCTAAGGCATCAGGTGTGTTCGAGACTAGAGCAGAGCAAGTGACTGAGGCTATCGACATCGACACGCTCAAGCAAGAACTCGATAAGTCTATTGCGCTAATCGGAAAGTGAATAACCCTGCGGATCTGTCATATAAGGCTCTGCGGGCGACCCCACCCACTCCCACCCCCGTCAATTTGACACGTCTTGCGTGCCTTACCTTACACTCGAATCCACACAAACAATACCATCCAATACGAACCCCCCCTTATGTTTCACGTGAAACACCCCCCACCCCCCTATCTATATTTTTTTAGCAATGTG